TCATAGAGGTTGTCTTCCATAGCTTCTTCAGTAACAGCAAATGCAAGAGCGACTGTTTCTGCTGTGTAACGAGCAGTGTAGCCTTCTTGTGCATCATCATACTGAACTGCAGCACCTTCACCCTTTACAGGTGCAGTACCAAAGCCGGTGAAAAGAACTTCTTCTTCAAACGCACGATCTGAGTTTTCAATTTCGTAAAGTGGCTCATGTTCGTTGTCCACGTCACCATATTCAATACCAAAGATAGCGTTTAGGCCGGGAAGAAGTTCCTTGGCAATACTAGCGCGATTAATAGCCATTTTTTAAATACTCCTTCTCTTAACCAGCAGGTGGTGCAGAAACACCAGCACACACATAAGCATCATAGTGACGTGCAATACGCACTTCTAGCTTAGGGAATGCGCGTTCTGCAGCAACATTAATGTCATTACCGGGTTCGTTGATTACGGCAACTGGGCGAAGCATTGCACTAGCAGTTGTGCGAGTACCTGCTTCAAGACCGAAACCTGAACGACCAGTAACAGTTGAACCTGAACCTAGAGTGACATTAAAGTTAAAGCCACCATTCATGTCACCAATTGAAACTGAAGCATCAGCTTGAATTTCAAAGGTAGCATTAGGATCATCAACAACCATTGCCTGAGCATCGGTTGCAGAAAGACCAGCAGTCCAATAATTAGACCACTTAGGTTCTCCGTTTTCCACATAACGGCAACCAGTAAAGACACCGATTGCTTTTTGTGTAATTGTAACTAGGGCTACGATATATCCGCCTGATTGTGAAACGATATCACCATTAAAAAACGCAGGGGTTGTACCTGAAGCGATTGGGTATTCATTCATACCAGAACCGTTAGGTGCGCCACCGCGACGGCGGGAAGGGCGTAGACCAGATAGTGCTTTAGTAGTACTCATAGTACACTTTCCTTTCTATGCTTTATACAAGACATGTACACTAGTAGCCTTAGTTTAGGTAAACAAACTTTTGTTTAGTCCTGAAATTTAGCTTGTTTACCACGACTTACTTGTGTACGGCTATTATTTGAGATCGGCATACGAGAATCTGAACTACTCATTAGTTGAGCATTAACTGCTTCAACCATTTCTCGGCTACGATTCTCATAAAATTCTTGACGAGATTCTGCAAGTTCTTTAGGCATTTTTGCTAAAGCCAAGTCTCCACGACAGACTGCACCTGCATATCGTCCTCCTTCTCTCACGTCAGAAGATTGTAACATTTCAGGAACTTCCTCAGATTGTACAAACTCCCATCCTTCTGCAGTACGCTTACCTACATTCTGGTAATCTTCTTGATTACGTAGAGTAATGCGAATCCACCGTAGAGCCATGCCTTCATTAGCAAGACGCTTAGTTACAGAAGATGGAATTTCTAGCCAATTAGGCTCTTCAAATGTTGTACGACGCTGTGAAACTTCTCTGTTTTCGTCACTACGTGATGTATTTCGTGTTGTCATTGTATTTCCTTCCACGCTTAATTATCATAAATTTCTGTATATTCGCCTTGGGCATTATCTGCCTTTAGCTTTTCTGCAGCAAATTTTTCAAGTGGTATACCCCATTGGTTAGCTCGTCGAACATCTTCTTGTGTCAGTTTGACGCGATTACTTCGTGAGGTTTGCGGTGTGCGTGATGCACCTGCAACTACTTGAGCAGAATTTGACGGTGTATCCTGCAACCGTGGTGTCGTTGCTTCCTGCTGTACGACAGGAGCATCTTCATACTTATGAGGGAATTGGCTACGTAGTTTATTATCAATAGCCTCATAAAAGTCATCGTCAGATGGATCGTAACCTTCTGACTTTAGTTCTGAATCTACAGCTAATGCTGCTGCAGTCATGATCTGGTCATTGCCAAACCAAGAATTTCTACTAGCCCATTCCACAGCCTTTGGATCGTACTGTGGTGTTTGCTGTGGAGCTACATGCTGTTCTGGTGCTTGACCAACAGCTTCAAGACGTGAATTATATTCTTCCCACGCACGTTTCTGCTGATCAACTACTGTAGACTCTGCATAAGCCTTAGACATTTCTTCTTGGGCTTCAAGCATACGTTCTGAATCACCAGAATCTGCCGCTTGTTTATAAATTTCTCTAGCCTTTTCAATACGACTGGTAATCTGACCTTCCGTACTGTCAATATTACTTTTAAGACTAGAAGATAACTCTTTATCTCTTGTTTGAACGGAACTACGAAGATTAGTTACTTCTGAACGAAGCTTTTCAATTTCTTCTTCACGCTCTTTACGCTGCCGAATAAGCTGTTTAATACGCTTTTCAGCACCCTTTGTTTTAATTCCATCCAGTTCTTCTGGCTGGTCTACGTCTGATTCTTGTTTATTATCTAATTTTTCTTCTTTTACACGAACCTGACGCTGTGGTTCCTCCTTAGATGCAACTTCTTCCTTTTCTTCAATTTCAAATTCTACTTTTGAACTAGAAGAATCATCAGAATTATCCGCTACATCAATTGTTGACCATTCTGATAGGTCTACTTCTGTATCTGTTTCACTCATTTCTTTTATTTCCTTCTCGCTAGTTGCGAATCTAACGTTTACGACTTTACTTAATTTATTATATATTACTTATTTTAATTAGACAAATTAAATGTAGGGTCAAGATCACTAGGTTTACCAACCTTCATAATAATTTGATCATCAAATAATAGTAAAAGCTTAACGCCTTTGTAGACAAACTTCTGTCCAATTAGCTTTCCGTAGGATACATAATCTCCTTCGACACACCAAGCACCATTAGGAAACTTTTCTTTATCGGCATATGCTAGATCACCAAGTTTAAGAACCTTGCCTACTGTAGTAAGATAAGCAATATCATCCCTAGTTGACTCAGGAAGAATAATGCCTCCCTTTGTTTCATTCTTAATTGAAACTGGCTTAACTAAAACATGATAACCCGGCAGTCCCGGCATATCCTTTTTTTTAATTTCGTTGGCACCTTCATCTGAAACCCATTCAGAATTAGAAATTGCCTTGCCCATTGAGGCTACTTGCATTTATTTTATTCCTCTTCACTGTAAATTCTAGTTTTAACTATATTGATGAGATTATCCTTTGATAATTCAATCCCCTCAATTCTACCGACTATCTGTTTATAATCAGCATAACTTGAAGCAGTGCCATATGCAAGTAAATTTTTTAGTTCTTCTATTTGTTTATCGTATTCTCTAGATACTTCTTCGTAAATATTCATTTAGTTACTGTTTATTACTTTCTTTTACAAAAGCTGTTACCATATCAGCCGCCTTAAGCATCTTAGTGGTATCTGCTGCTCCTTGAGATTTTGCTAAGTCCATGATGGCATCCAAAGCTGCAATAGCTTTCTTTGCATTACGATCTTTTTCTTTTTCTTCAGAATTAGTGGAAACTTTAATTCCCTCTTTCATCATGTCAATTTGAAGTTGAGCTTCCTTAATATCAAGCTCACGGTTCTTCATAGCAGCTTCGACACTTTCTTTAGCCGTCTGTGCTTGAATCTTAGCTTGTTCAATTTGAACACGTTGCTGTTCAATATTAACCATCTGTGCTTCAGGTGAACCTGCTTGTTGCATTTGTGCTGCCGCCTGATTAGCTTGAGCAACCTGTTGTGCAGCCATAGCCATAACTTGTTCCATAATTTGTGGATTATTAGGATCAACCTGCCCTGAAGCAATAGCTGCTGGACCCTGCTGCTCAATAATCTGTGCCGCTGTGCCTTGTACTTGTTCCTGATATTTCATAATTATATGCTCTTGCATATTAGCTTCAATAACTGGAGCAATGCGTTGCATCAAAGGGTTCTTGCCATTTTGAGGGTCTTGCATGTAAGCTGTTTTAGCTTGGATATGTGCTTCATGATTCTGACCCATAAATGCTTTAATGGGAAGTCCTTTAACTGCCGCCATGATATCCGAAATAGGATCAAGAGGAATAGGCGAAGGTTTACGAGGCATAATTTTATCTAAGTTAGGTACATTAGCCGTCATAAGAATAGAACGATTAAGTTCTTCCATATCAAACATACCGGGAGGAGACTGCTGTGCTAATTGCAGCGCCATCTGAGACATCATCATCCGATGTGCGTTAGAAGGAATATTAGGATCAGAAACTGGAAGGATGTCAATCCGACCATCAAAATCTTCTTTATAGATTTTTAGGGTATGTTCTGGAAGCTCACAAATAGACTCTTCTGGAAGGTATTCATAGTTAATACGACCCAGAATTTTAAATTCATTCCTTTGTGCGTGATGAAGACGTTTATGAATAGCAGAAAAGAATTTACTACTTGCTTCTAAAAGAGCCATAGTTGTTCCTACAGGACCATAATTGGCTCCATCAGAAATAACTTGCTCTGTACTATCCGCAAACTTCTGCGCTGCATTAGAAACAAATCCTAGCATCTGGAATAAAGTTTGTGATGGTTCTTTATAAGGAAGAGGAATGATCATTTTAGAAAGATCATTACCTACAGCCTCTACTTCTTTCCACTCGCCCGGTGCAATGGGGTCATTATCACCTACCATACGTAGACCTTTGGCCTTAAAACCGCCGGGTAGGTTAGCAAATTGACCTGCATCAACTAAGCCACGCATTGCTGCTGTAGCTGTCATTGTTAGATTTCCGAGAAAGTGGATTAAACCCAAGCCATAAAAACCAAAGCCGGGAACAAAGCGATAATGAGTAAAGAAAATTTTCTTTTCTCTCCGCTTATCTGTAATGTCGTAGTTACGACGAATAGATAGTACTTTACGCGACTCTTTTTCAATAGTCACGATATAAGGTAGAGACAGACTATTATCTTCTTGGAAAGGTTCTGGGAGGTCCAGATAGCAGTGCTGCTCTAATAGAACATACTGTGGGTCATGTTGTGAAGAAGGTGAAAGACCCAAGATCGTATCCATCTTCTGAGCCATTGGGGTTTGTTCTGGCATAGAAGCATCAGGCAGGTCAACGTCGGCATACAT